AGGACCGCAAATGCCTGAAATGCCGCAAACCGTTCGTGCCGCGCCACGACGCGCTGTTCCTCTGCGACCAATGCAAGGCGACCAACGCCACGCTGGCGCCCTGCGCCTGGCCGATGGGCAACGGTGCGAGCCTGGCCGGGAGGCGCAGCAAATGAACCAGCTCGCCATTGACTTTGCAGAAGTCACCCACGCCCGCCGGGAAGACCCCGAAACATCCAAGGACGCCGCCAAGCGAGTGCGCGAATTCGCCTCCGGGCAATGCGTTGCGATCCGGGCCGTACTGAGGGAGAGAGGCCGGCTGGGTGCGGAGCAGATCGCCGCATGGCTCAAATTAGATGCCTACGCTGTCAGGAAGCGGCTGGCAGACCTGGAGCATGCCGGCCTTGCCAAGCCCTTGCCGATACATCGACAGACCGCTAGCGGGCGTCAGGAACGGTTGTGGGAGGCATGCTGATCTCTTGCAACCATTGCGGAATCATGCAATCATTCAATTGCGCTGTGACAAGCGCATAGGAGGTTGAATGTCAGTCTTCATTGGGCTGGTCTGTTCGACCGAATCAAACCCGTCAGGGTGCGGCCTCCCGGAATTGTCACCGGACAGGCCAGCGCCAATGAGGTCTGCATAATGCGCGTCAAAAACTGGCAGAAGTTTCAGCACTTCAAGGATCGCCGCCCTCCATGGATCAAGCTCTATCGTGAGATTCTGGAACAACGTGATATCAGCTTGATATCAGATTGTTCCTTTCGGATTTTGGTGGGATGTTGGCTGCTCGCCAGTGAAGATGAGACTCAACAAGGAGTCCTTCCGTCAATCGAAGACATAGCCTTCCGGCTCAGAATAGACAAAGCCAAAATAATCAAAGCATTACCTGAGCTTGAACCATGGCTGTATCAGGATGATATCAACCCGATATCACCACGATATCAACTTGGACCCCCAGAGACAGAGACAGAGACAGAGACAGATAAAGAAAAAGCTATCGCTTTTTCTTCTGCGGCAAGCGATAAATCGCTTTCCGCACCCGCAGCAAAAAAAACAGTGATCAGCTTTGACTTCGTTCTCGGGCAATGGGATGGCATCGAAGTTGAAGATGCCGTAGCATGGGAATCTGCCTACCCAGCCATCCACATCGAAACCGAGCTTTACCGCGCTGCGGAGTGGGTCAAGGCCAATCCGGCAAACAAAAAATCAAACTGGCGGCGCTTCCTGACGAACTGGTTTTCCAGAGCGCAGGAGCGCGCGCCGAGGAGGGCGGCATGAGGCAGTGCGCGCAGTGCGAAACCAGCTTGAAACCGGGGCAGCGCAAGTGCCCGAAATGCGGAACAGAATCACGGCCTGGCGGCCCCGAAAAGCCCGCCCGCTACGCCGGAGCGAAACCGGAATTCAACGATCCGATGTACGGCTGCTGCGACTGGATTGGCAACGGCCGTTGCCACTACCCAGGCGTTTTCCAGCATGGCCTTGGGCGGTGGTACTGCCGACAGCACGACGCTTGCGTCGATGCGATTCACGGCGCGCAGATCGTTGAGCAGTCTCACATCGACGTACCGCAGCCGAACTATTCGCATGCGGCAACCAAGGCGCAATCGTTGAACTCTGTGCAGCGCCAGGCGGCCGAATATTCGGCTATGCGAACTCCGCGTCGGGCTGCGTGATGCGATGGAAAAAGACACGCTGGTTCGGGAACTTGTTCGGTTCGGCGAGGACCAGCTGCAGGCGCTCGGCAAGGCCGCTGGCGGTCGCTACGTTGCCAGGTGCCTTGCGCTGTGGCGCGAGTGCTATGGCGAGGCGGTGGCGGTGAGGGTGCGGGAGAGGCTGGCGAGGGTATGGAAGGAAAAATGATGGTGCGCTGCGTGATTCTCGGGGAGCCGGCCTCGCTTAAAAATTCTCGCCAGCTTGTCACCATCGCCGGGCGGCCGGCGTTCATCAAGTCGAAGAAGGCGCGCGACTTCGAGCGTTCGGCCATGCTGCAGGTGCGGCCGATCACGCCGCTGCTCGAGGGGCCGGTGCGCGCGACCATTCGCCTGTTCTACGCCAGCCAGCGCCCGGACCTCGACGAATCCGTCGTCCTCGACGTACTGCAGGGGAAGATCTACGCCAACGACCGCCAGGTGCGCGAGAAGCACGTCTTTCACGCCATCGACAAGACCAACCCGCGCGCCGAGGTCATCATCGAGCCGATCCAGCCGCAGCAGCAGGACTTGGCCGCCTGATGCAGAACCCGTACAGCCCCGGCTTCATCGCCTTCCGCTTCATCGACTGGCGGTCCTTGATCAACGAGCTGGAGCAGGCGGGCTGGAAGCCGGCGGACATCGCCGCCGCCCTGAATGTCGCCCCCACCACGCTGGCCGGCTGGCGCAACGAGGGCAAGGAGCCGCGCTATTCCTCCGGTGACGCGCTGCTGATCCTTCACCGCGCCGTTTTCGGCGTCGAGTATACCCAAAAGCGTATCAACTCGTTCCGCGAAAGTGCGATAAAGGCTCCGGCTACTGCCGGGCAGTAGTGCTTTCCTCCTCCTGTTGGATTCCGCCCGGGTAACACCGGGCGTTTTTTTATGGCCAATCGAGGCAGTTTCAGAAAAGGCGAAAAAAAGCCGAACCAGGGCAAGCGCGGCCCCGGTAAAGCCGAGACATTGCGCGAGATGATCCTGCGCGCTCTCGATGAGCAGGAAGGCGGTGGCGTGGCTTACTTAAAGCTGCAGGCAGCGTCGAATCCAAATGCCTTCCTATCGTTGCTCGGGAAGGTTCTGCCGACCACGCTGGCCGGCGATCCGAATAATCCGGTGCGCGTCGAGCGTATCGAAGTCGTCATCGTCGATCCGAAGGCATGACGCCGCGCATTCACGTCCCCCGTGCTTTCAAGCCGCTCCTGAAGCCAGCGCGGTACAAGGGCGCGCACGGCGGTCGCGGCAGCGGCAAGTCGCACTTCTTCGCCGAGATGCTGGTGGCGAAATGCCTCCAGGTCAAGACGGATGCTGTCTGCGTCCGTGAAGTGCAGAAGTCCCTCGCGCAGTCCGTCAAGAAGCTGCTGGAACTGAAGATCCACGCCCTTGGCGTGGCTGATCGTTTCGACATCAAGCAGGACTTCATCGGCACGCCATACGGCGGGCGCATCATCTTCCAGGGCATGCAGAACCATACCGCCGACACGATCAAGTCGCTGGAAGGCTACGACGTGGCCTGGGTCGAGGAAGCGCAGACCCTCAGCCAGCGTTCGCTCGATCTGTTGCGCCCGACAATCCGGAAAGAGGGTAGCGAACTGTGGTTTTCGTGGAACCCGAACGCCGAAACCGATCCGGTCGACGTGCTGCTGCGCGGCGATTCGCAGCCGCCCGACTGCATCGTCATTCAGGCCAACTACCGCGATAATCCGTGGCTCCCCGACGTACTCAAGGCCGAGGTCGACTACGACCAGCGCCGCGACCCGGACAAGTTCGCCCACGTCTGGCTCGGCGGCTACCAGCGCAACAGCGAGGCGCGCGTGTTCCGCAACTGGCGCGTGGATGATTTCGAGGCGCCTCCTGGCGCCGTGTTCCGCCTGGGCGCGGATTGGGGCTTCGCAAACGATCCGTCAGTCCTGATCCGTTGCCACCTGGAGGGCCGCAACATGTACGTGGATCATGAGGCGTACATGGTCGGCTGCGAGATCGACATGCTGCCGGATCTGTTCGACGGCGTGCCGGAGTCGCGGAAATGGTTCATCACGGCCGACTCAGCCAGGCCGGAAACCATCAGCTACATGAAAAAGCACGGCTATCCGAGAATCAATGCCGCCATCAAGGGCGCCCGGTCGCTGGAGGAAGGCGTCGAGTTCCTCAAGTCGTTCGACATCATCGTGCATCCGCGTTGCACGCACCTGATCGACGAATTGACCATGTACAGCTACGAAGTGGACGACCTGACAGGCAAGGTGTTGCCGAAGCTGAAGGACAAGGACAACCATGTCATTGACGCCTTGCGCTATGCCTGTGAGGGCGTGCGTCGTGCGGTGAAACAAACCGCGTCGCGCCCTGCCGCCGCGCAAGCAGATTACGAAATGTTCGCCTGACGAAAAGGAAAAAGATCATGGGATCAATCTTCGGTGGTGACAAGCCCGACTCGCCGCCCCCGCCGCCCCCGCCGCCGCCGGTGCCGACGCTGGACGAGTCGAAGATGCGCCAGCAGTCCGCCGACGAGGCCCGCCGCCGCAAGGGGCGCCGGGCGTCCGTGCTGACCGGCGAGGGCGTCGAAGAACCGACCGGCAAGAAGACCTTGATCGGCTCATGAAGATCTCCGAAGCAAGGGCGCTCGACGCCCAGGGCAAGCTCAAGCGCAAGGTGCTGACCGAGGAAGGCTGGTATCTGCCGCGCTACACGCCGGAGACGGCGCCCGAGCGTGAGGCGCCGCCCCCGCGCATCCTGCCGCCGGCCAAGCCGCGGCGCACCGCCGCCAAGAAGGCCGCCTGACCATGGCCGAATCGCGCGCCGACGAGATCATCCGCCGCCAGGAGCAGCTGCGCTCGGCGCGCGGCAATTGGGAGAGCCTCTGGCAGGAGGTGGCGGATCGCGTCTGGCCGCAGATGTCCGACTTCCTCGGCAAGCGCAGCGGCGGCGAGAAGCGCACCGAGAAGATATTCGACGCCACCGCCTGCCTGGCGCTGGAGAAGTTCGCCGCCGCCATTCATTCGCTGATCACGCCGGACAACCAGCTCTATCAGAAGCTGACCACCAAGGACAAGACGCTGCGCGAGTTCCATCCGCTCATGCAGTATCTCGAGGAGGTGAACGAGATCCTGTTCGCCGTGCGGCGCTCGCCGTTCGCCAACTTCAGCAGCCAGGTCAACGAGTGCTACAAGAGCCTGGGTGCCTTCGGCACGCTGGGCATGATGGTCGAGGACGTGCTGGGGCGCGGCATCCGCTACAAGTCGTGCCACCTGTCCGAGCTGTATATCGCCGAGAACGAGCACGGCATCGTGGACGTGGTGCATCGGCGCTTCGAATACACCGCCCGCCAGGCGGTGAATGCCTTCGGCCTCGACGTGCTGCCGGACAAGATCCGCCAGTCGTTCGACAAGAACGACGAGAACAGCAAGTACGAGTTCATCCATGCCGTCGAGCCGAACAAGGAGCGCAAGCACGGCCGGATCGACCATGCCGGCATGGCCTTCAAGTCCTGCTACGTCAGCATCGAGGGCCGGCAGATGGTCAGCGAAGGCGGCTATCGGACGTTTCCCTATGCCATCAGCCGCTACTCGACCAACCCGCGCGAGGTCTATGGCCGCGGCCCGGCCATGATGGTGCTGCCGGACATCAAGATGCTGAACGAGATGGAGAAGACGACGCTGCGCGCCGGCCATCTCGCCGTCGACCCGCCGCTGCTGCTGCTGGAAGACGGCAGCCTGCAGGGCTTCCAGATGCGCCCGCGGGCACTGAACTACGGCGGCCTGAACGAGCAAGGGCAGCAGCTGGTGCAGCCGCTGGAAACCAAGGCCAACCTGCCCTGGGCGCAGGACATGACCGATGGCAAGCGCAAGCTGATCAACGAGGCGTTTCTCGTCACGCTGTTCCAGATCCTCGTCGAGACGCCGCAGATCACCGCAACCGAGGCGCTGCTGCGCGCCCAGGAAAAGGGCCAGCTGCTCGCCCCGACCATGGGCCGCCAGCAGTCCGAGCTCCTCGGCCGCGTCACCGAGCGCGAGCTGGACATCCTCGCCATGGGTGGCGTGCTGCCCGAGCCGCCGCCGGAGGTGGCCGAAATCATCGAGGAAGGGCTGATCGAGGTCGAATACACCAGCCCGCTGTCGCGCCTGATGCGCTCGGAAGACGGCGTGGCCATCCTGCGCACCTTCGAGCAGCTGGCGCCGATGGCCGAGGCCGACCCGACGGTCTACGACATCTTCGACACCGACACCCTGCCGCGCGAGCTGGCCGAGATCAACGGCGTGCCGGCCAAGGTGTTGCGCGGCAAGGAGCAGGTCGCCGCCCTGCGCGAGAGCCGCAAGCAGGAAATGGCCATGAAGTCGATGCTGGAGGCCGCGCCGGTCGCGGCCGATGCCGCCAACAGCCTGGCGCAGGCCGCGGCGACGGCCTCGCAAGTGCCGCAACTCGGCGGGGTCGCCGCATGATGGAAGACCCGGAAATGGACAAGGCATATCGCCGCCTGATGATCGAGGGCGCGCAGACCATGGCGGCCCTGATTGCCGTGGTGGTGCTGCTGCTGTGGATCGCCGACAACATCGTGTGGGTGGGCTGACATGGGAATCAAGGACCAACTGGCGAGGGTGCGACGGCTGCGCGATCTGCGTGGCGCCTATCGGCGCATCTTCCTCGGCCCGGACGGCAAGCCGACCGACGACGCCAAGATCGTGCTGGCCGAGCTGCGCTTTTTCTGCCATGGCAACCGGCCGACCTTGAAAACCAACATGAGCGGCATCGACGCCCACGCCAGCATCGCCGCGGCGGCCCGCCAGGAAGTGTTTTTCCGCATCACCAAGGCCCTGAACTTGGATGACAGCGACCTCGACCGCATGGAGCGGTTGGCTTACCAGTCCAACAACCAAGGAGACGATTGATCATGGCTGATTCTGCTGCAGTACCGACCCCCCCCGCGCCGTCCGGCGAACCCGGCGGCGGCGCCGCCAACGACTGGCACGCCGGCTTTGACGACGATACCAAGGGATGGCTGGCCGGCATGGGCGTCGACAAGCTGCCCGAGCGCGACGCCCTGGCCAAGGTTATCCCGATGTACCGCAACGCCGAGAAAAAGCTCGGCGTGCCGGCCGACCAGCTCCTGCAGCTGCCGAAGGATGGCGATGCCGAGGGCTTCAAGGCCGTCATGGCCAAGCTCGGCGCCCCGGAAACCCCGGACGGCTACGGCCTCAAGGTGCCGGAAGGGCAGCCGGATGGCTTCCTGAAAACCGCCGTTGGCTGGTTCCATGAGCTGGGCATCCCGAAGCGCCAGGCCGAAGGCTTGGCCGGCAAGTGGAACGAGTACATGACGACCCAGCAGGCGGCGCGCGAGCAGCAGCTCAATGATCGCGCCGAGCAGGACATCAAGGCGATGAAGACCGAGTACGGCGAGGACTACGACAAGAACGTCGAGCTCGCCCGCCGCGTGCGCCGCGCCGCCGGCATCAGCGACCAGGAGGCGCAGCAGATCGAGGACACCATCGGCCTCGGCCGCGCCATGAAGGTGTTTGCCGAGCTGGGCAAGGCCATGGGCGAGCATCGGTTCGCCGGCAGCGAGCAGGGCGGCCAGACCTTCGGCCTGTCACCGGAGTCGGCGCGCGCCCGCATCACCGACCTGAAGAAGGATTCCGCCTGGATGGCCGCCTACTTGAGCGGCGATGCGGACAAGAAAGCGGAGTGGACGCGCCTGCACAAGGTGGCGTTTCCCGACCAGCAGTAACGAGGACATGCCGGGGAGCGGCGCGAGCCGTCCGGTGACACCCTGAAAGCAAGGGCGTCGGGCCGCAGCGATATTGCGGCAAGAAGTGGTTCCGGGTTGCCGGGGAGGCCCTTCGAAAAGTGATTTCTCAACTTTTTGGAGGGCTTATTCATGAGCACCCAGATCACGACCGCCATGGTCGAGCAGTACAAATCGAACGTCCTGATGCTGGCACAGCAGAAGGGATCCAAGCTCCGCGAAACCGTTCGCGCCGAGCAAGTCACCGGCAAGAATGCCTATTTCGAGCGTATCGGCGCCGTCGATATGGTCGATGCGACCTCTCGCCATGACGACACCCCGCAGATCGACACCCCGCACAGCCGGCGTCGCGTCTCGTTGGTCACGTCGCGTTTCGCCGACCTGATCGACAACGCCGACAAGGTGCGCACCCTGATTGACCCGACTTCGCCCTACGCCATGAACGCGGCCTGGGCGGCCGGGCGCAAGATGGATGCAGTGATCATCGCGGCGATGGCCGGCAATGCCTATTCCGGCGAGGCGGGCGCGACCACCGTCGCGCTGCCGTCCGCGCAGAAGGTGGCGGCGGCCTCCGCCGGCCTCACCGTGGCCAAGCTTCGCAGCGCCCGCGAGATCCTGCTGGCGGCCGACGTCGACCCGGAGAACATCACCTGCGCCATCAACCCGGCCGGCCTGACCGACCTGTTGAGCGCGACGGAGATCACCTCCAGCGACTACAACAGCGTCAAGGCGCTGGTGCAGGGCCAGATCGACACCTTCCTCGGCTTCAAGTTCCGCGTCAGCACGCAAGTCACCGCGCTGAAAGCCTACGTCTACGCCAAGAACTCGGTGGTGCTCGCCATCGGTTCCGAGCCGAACGTGCGCATCAGCGAGCGCGCCGACAAGAACTACTCGACCCAGGTGTTCGTCGAGATGGACATCGGTGCGACCCGCGTCGAAGACGAGGGCGTCGTCGAACTCGCCTACGTCTAACCCTCACCCATAGAAAGGAGTCAATGACATGGGTACCGCAAACACCAAGTGCAACAACGTCACCAACCTCAACGCCACGCCGCGGGTGATGAACCCCACGTATCTGATGGGGGGCATCCTCAAGGAGCAGGTTGGCACCGTGGAGATCGCCGCGGCGGACGACAACAACAGCGTCTACCGCGTCGGCCGCGTGCATTCGTCCTGGCGGATCAGCGACATCGTCCGCTATAACGATGCCATCACCTCGGGCGCCGACTTCGATGTCGGCCTGTACGACACCGCCGAGAATGGCGGCGCCGTCGTCAACATCAACTGCTTTGCCGATGCCGTATCCCTGGTGTCCGCGTCCGTGACCGGCACCAAGGATCTCTACGAGGCCGGCAGCGATGTCGGCGTCGAGGACATCGAGCAGCGGGTGTGGGAGATGGCCGGCCTCACCGAAGATCCAGGCAAGTTCATGGACGTCTGCTACACCGGCGTCACCGTGGGCTCGGGCGCCGGCACGCTGTCGGTGAAGATCCGGTACGTCGAGTGATGACGGAAGTCCACGCTCTGTGGAACGCCCTGGGCGGGCAGGGGGAAATCCCCTCCCGCGCAGGGCGGTTTTCCGGCCCGCTGCTTGTCCTGGGCGGCGGTCGTTCCGTGTGGGACGACTACGCCAAGGTCAGGCCGTGGAAAGGCGAGATCATGGCGGTGAATGACATCGGCGCGCACCTGCACGACCGTATCCGCCATTGGGTGACGCTGCATCCCGAGTACCTGCCCGGCTGGCGCACCTACCGCGAGAAGCACAACTACGGCGACCGCGTGCCGCCGATGTGCCATTCGCACAAGGTCCGGGAAGGCGTCGATGTCGCCTGGGCGCTGTCGGCCGTTGGCGGCACTTCCGGCCTGTTCGCCGTCAAGGTCGGCCTGCTGCTCGGCTACGACGAGATCGTGCTGGCCGGCGTGCCGATGACCGGCGACGGCCATTACTTCGACCCGCCCTGGTACCGCACCGAGTTTGCCGATCGCGCCAACGAAATGGAGTGGCGCAGCGCCATCCGCAACATCTTCAAGGGCCGCGTCACCTCCCTTTCCGGCAAGACGGCCGAATGGATCGGCGCCGCGCGCCTTGAACTGGTGAATTGCCAGCCATGAACATCGAGCCGACCGCCACGCACCTGCCCGTCTTCGAAGCGCTGTTCCGCGAGCAGCGCATTGTCGACGTGCTGGAATTCGGCTGCGGACTGTTCAGCACCAAGAAGTTCCACGACATGGGCTGTCGCGTCACCAGCATCGAGATGCAGCATCGTGAATGGGCCGAGAACATCCAGCAGGCGCTGCCGGCCGTCGATGTGCGCCTCGCCCTGGGGGCGCATGCCTGGCGCGAACTGGCGGCGGGCCTGAAGCCGCGCTATGACCTGATCTTCGTCGACGGTCACGGCGATTCCCGCCCTGACTGCCTGATGTGGGCGAAGGAGCGCGCCGATCTGATCGTCGCCCATGACACCGAGCATCCCTATTACAAATGGGAGCGCGCCGACATGAGCGGCTTCTCGGTCGAGGTGTTCAAGGGGCTGCGCCCGTGGACCACCGTCTGGAGGCGGGC